CTCCGACTCAGAGTCGATAGTTGTTCCGATCACGTCTTCGAGATACTTCTTCTCCAAGTCCTCAGCGGGAACCTGATCTCCGAGCTGCTGGTTGGGTGTCAACACGACCTCCTGCTTGTCTGCATAGCCGAAATGGTTCTTCATCAGGAAGATTGCCGTGACGGGATTGACCTTTCCATTCTGTGCGTAATCTTCCATTTGTGCGTTCAAAAATTGATACGCTTTTTTTATAAGGTCACGGCTTGCGGGGGGTAAATAGTCGCTGTCGATACCATTAGCCCATGCCCATAATGTTTTCCTGTGTACTCCAAAAGCCAATGCCATTCCTGCAACGCTTGGCTTCATATCGTCCTCAGCACAGATTTCAAGATACTGACCAATGCGTTCCTTAACCTGTGCAGGCTCCTTCATGTCGGGTGTCTCCCAATCCCACATTCTCAGCGAGTGGGTAATATATTTCCGATTTTCACCCGGCTCCATATGAACGCTCAGAGCGTCAGTTCTGTCAGGCCGCTTATTGCCGCCAGTACCCTTCGGTCTGCCCCGACCACGCTTTTCTACAATTTCATCTGCCATAGTCGTATTCTCCTTTCAAAGTCGCCAAGGTGATAAAGGTGAGTAATCGGGTGCATTTCCCTATAACTATTTCTATATACGCGCGTATAAGAGAGAGTTATAGGCATTTATGCCCGATTACTCACCTAACTCACCTAAAATACGAAAAACAATTTTTCAAAACACGCCAATTTGAAAAAAGTCTTTGCAAAAACACTCACCTTTATCACCTTTGTCACCTAACTCATTTGAGCTTGATGACGAAAGTATTAAAGAACCACCAACTTTCATCAATCTCTCGATCAGCAAGTTCCAGAGGAAGCATACGCAAGGTTTCTCCAACAGACAGCCCTTCATACGATTTATCTCCGTCTCTGACACACAAAGTCGTAAGGGCAAATGGGTGTTTCAGACTGTTGAAATTAAACTCCCTCAGTTTCACTTTCCAACACCTCCTGAGCTATCTTCACCAGCTCGACCAAATCATAGAACCGCCGAGGGTCTAACCCGGTTTGCCGCTTCACCTTGTTCAAGTGATAGAGAACCGTGTTTCTGTGTGTGAAAATAGCATGAGCAACATCGGTGACATTCATGTTGTGGTTTGCCATCGCTACAACAATGTGAGCGTCTTCCTTATTCATGATCGATCTCCTTTCGCAGCTCGTCATAGAGTTCCGAAAAGCGGCGATTCCAGTGGCGCAGTCGCCAGAGGAATAGACAGCCTACAACAATCCATTCAACGGCGGCGATGGTTGTCAGAATGTCACTCATGTCCTATGCTCCTTTCTCGCAAAACGATTGAGCAACACACTCACGGTGAGCTGACCAATCCTGTTCACATAGGGGCAGTTGAAGCGGTCAGGGTGGGGAACGCTGCTGCCGAGGTCGATGACCAGATCACGAGTGTTGTAGGAAATGTCCTTCGTGATAGTCGGCGTGGCGTAGATCACCACATCACGGTTCATCGTGGCTTGCAAAAGACTCTTGGTTTTGGAGTGCGCCACCGTCACAGTTGCGTTACCGAGGGTGAGGTACTTTGCCAAGTTCTGAACGGCGTGACCCCGGCCTACAATGGTAATGTCCTTAGCGTGAACCAAGTCCAATGCCAGCAGGAGCGCCAAAGTCGCCTGAGACACCGATGACATTCCCTGTGAGTAGGAATGGTCAATGTCAACCTCGGCGGTGAGCTTAATGTCAGACGGGACGGTTTCTCTGTCCACTACCACGGCCTTGTACGGAGGGCAAGGGTACTGAGTGAGATCACAGTCAATACCTAACAGGTCAGCCTTGCGCTTGACCGCTTTCAGAAATACGCTCTCGTAGGAACCCAACAACAGCAGTCTGCCGGTAGGGTGAAAGCGGGTGGTTTCCTCGTCCAAGGTGGCAGAAAGCGTTTTGATTTGCTCCATTACATCATTCATAGCGCTTCTCCTTTCTTTCAAAGTCGTGGAGGGAGATCATCTTTTCACGGGTGAGTTTGTCAACCACTCGACCGATCTCAGAGTAGCCGCAGACCGCCGCCAGCCGTTCAAGGTTGCCCTTGGTCTGTGCTGTGACCACGACGGAAATGCGGCGGAGGTTCTTTTTCTCAGTCTTCATCGCTTTCCTCCGTGAACACGGTTCCCTCGAACCCTTCCGCTCGACCGAGAAGTCTCCACAGACCTTCTTCCTGTTCTCCGCAACAGGGACAGGATTTTGCGGCGATTTTTCCGAGCTTCTGAGGAAAGTCCTCGTCTTCCTCGACATACAGAAGGTGTTCGCATTTACGGCACATGAAGACGGTGAACATCGGGGGTAGTGGGATAGGCCGCTTTCGTCCGCAACGATGACAGACCCACTCGTGCTTCCAGTCTTCACGAGTCATTTCATTGCCACATACACACTTTTTACTCATGTTTATCCTCCATTCGGTCGCAATCGTCAGAGATTGCACAGTCTTCACAGCCCTTATAATAGAAGCAGTCCCGGCAACATGAAATAACAGGCATACACCGCTCAGCGTATTCTTCACAGTTGGCAACAGGGCAAGTGCCATCAATGCAGGCAACGCCCACATAATCAGGACAGTATTCAGGCTTCATCATCGCTGTCCCCTTCCGTCAAAGCTCTTGCGAGATCGTCAATCATCTGGTGCATGACTCTATCCCCAACATCATCTTCGTTCTGACACCAGAAGGAGAATTTCAGGTGTAGCAGCTCATGAACCAGCGTCTTTTCAAAATTGAACGGCACAATACGGTCGCCGTAACAGGCAGGATTGATGATCTCAATACGAGCGGTCTTAATTGCTTCTGACCACTCGGTACAGCCTGCGGCATTACGCACCATCATTTCTTCGGGGTGAAGGTGGGTCAATAGCTTTATCCGCCACTCCTGCAAGCAGAGTTTTCGCTTCCACTTTTCCAGCAGGGCGAGTTCTTCATTGGTGGCAATCATACTGTCACCTCCTGTTCACGAGGGAGTTTTACGGTGTTACCATCTTTCAGATCGTCAGTGCTGAGTTGATAGGACACCAACTGCATACCGTGAGCCGTGACCTCTACACCATTGAAGAACCCCGCAATAATGCCATCGGGAATATCAAGAGTAATTTTCATCACGGACGCTCCTTTGTAATGCGGATTTTTCTCAGCCGCTTACCACAACGCTTGCAGACTTCATAATTGCTCTGCCAACGGTGAGAACCATTCCGACACCTGACCTGAATGTGAACATACGGGTCTGCTGTGTGGATACCGAAACGGCAGAGGATAGAATTACATGACCGGTTCATTAAGACGCTCCTTTCAGTCTGAGGTTCTTGTAGACGGGGTAGCCTTGATACACGACCTTGCCGCCGTGCCACTCAGGGTGCGTTTCCATGTCGGCATTGAACCGCTTAGCAGAACAGGCAAAGTACCCGTTGGACTTGCACCAAATCTTGTAAGCGTCAAACAGAGACTTCGAGCGGGTGTTGACCCCCTCAGCCTGTTCACAGCGTTCTTCGAGGAACTGCAAGCACAGATCGTTGTCACGCTCGTACTGATTGACCACCTTCCGCATATCGGGAGACATTTTCAGGCCGAACCGCTTATACTTGAAGTACCCGGCGACCAGCCAAGCGAAAATGCCCTGCATGGCTTCCTGTGTCTGGAACTCATTTTTCAGGTTCTTGTCCTGTTCCGCTTCGGTGAAATGGCGGTTGAACTCGATCACTCGCACACGGTCGGAAGCGAACAGGGACTTATCGCTGACGGTGGGAAGATCGTTGCAGGAAAGCCAAAGGGTGAACTGCGGCAGGAAGGTTGTAGCAGTCTCATAGAGGTTCCGAGCCTTGATTTCCTCGCCGCCCGTGAGTTGCTTAATCGTTTCTTCGTCCAGCTTGCCATACTGGTTGCTCTCTGCCATTGTGACGAACCGTTTGCCTTTCAGGGAAGCCAGCATGGGGTTCGCTGCTTCGGCGTTCTTCGAGCGCTCTGCCTTGCAGATGATCGACACGGGGGACACGGAAGCATAATCACCGAGAAGGTGGTGAATTGCCGAGAGCATGGTGGACTTACCGTTGCGAGTGGTCTTGCCATGGAGAATGAACATACATTCCTCGTTCGCCATACCCAGCATGGAGTACCCCAGCGCCTTTTGAAGATAGTCAGCCTTGTCTTCGTCATTACAAGTGACCTCTGCAACGAACTTCTCCCAGCGGCGACACCGTGCGTCCTGCAAGGTGTAGTTGAAGTTGGTCTGCATGGTCAGGAAGTCTTTCCAATCATGCTCCCGGAACTCCATCTTTTCGAGGTCGAAAGTTCCGTTCTTGCAGTTGATAAGGTAGGGGTTTGCGTCAAACTCTGCCGAAGCGATAGGAAGCACACTGGCAGCGTCCTTCATCAGCCGGTCACGGAAGCGCCGGTCGCCCATCTTTACGATGAACTTCATGTACTCGGTGCGGCGTTCTTCATTGGTGATCTCACCGCAATAGAGAGCCATCAGGCGGCAGAACTCTTTGATCTTTTCCGCTACCAGCAGAGAACCCGTGTCCTTGCGCCATGCCCCCTCGGAGTAGGTGAACCAGCTTTTCGCTTCGGGGCAGTAGCGGGTATCATTCTTGTAGCACTCGGAGAACAACTCCGCCATGCCGGACTCGTCCCACGAATACCCCGTGCCGCTGATCGGGTGGCTATGCTCCGGCTGTGCTTCTTTAATCTGAAACATCACTCTGGACTGAGCTTCGTCCATGATGTAGCGACCATTGGAGAGCTGGAAAAGAGCCTGTTCTTCGGGAACTGTCATAACTTCATCACTCATGGATTTCACCCCTCTTGTCTTTTCTGTTTGGGTTAAAGTTGGAAAGTGCGCTTTTACAAGCTCGGACACCCATCTTATAACCGTCTTGTTCACTACCGCTTATACGCTTGCGATATATCCGCTCTTTATCAAGTAGGGCAGATAACGCCATCTGCAAACTGTCATATTCGAGTTTTGTCATTATTTATACCTCCCCCCCTCCCATAGAAGAAAGCGTTCTTCAAAGCGGTGTCCACATGACGCATGATCTCAGGCGGCAGAGTGCAGATGTACTCCCAGTCATCGGATATATCTACGACACGCACCTGTTCACATTCAACCATGCTCGGCTGTAAAGAACCCCAAGTGACCGCCACATGGGTCGGCATTTCCAGTCGCTTGATTTTAGTGGTCAGGGGAACGACAATGCTGGTGGAAGAAAACTGATTGCCGACATTGTTTTGCACAACCACCCACGGACGCTTACCGGCCTGAATATGACTGTTGGCAAGCATGGGAACATCAATGACAACAACATCGCCACGCTGATAAGGTTTCATAATTACCTCCTGTATCTGGTCACGCTGTTAACAATCAACTCGACCTCGGACTGAGGGAGCGGCGGCTTGCAAGCCTGTTGATTGGCGTATAACAGCTCTTTGTAAATCTCTGCTTTGGTGTATCCTTGGTTATGGAGCTGACCCGCCAGAGAAGTCAGGCTGAGGTTCCGGCTTCCCGGTGTGATAGGCGGGTATTCAGGCTTCAAATGCAGCTTGCCGTTTTCAGGGCGGCGATAGATGGGAGAATAGATACGCTGAGGGGCGACCGTACCTGAGCTACTTTCCTTCGGCGTGTCGGGAAAATACTTCTCGATCACATAGTCAATCGCTGACTGGTTTTCAATGATCTCGGAAAAGATCAAAACCTCGCCGGTCATGATGAAGTACCGATTGCTCTTGTAAATCTCCACGGCGGCACGGTTGTTCTTGCCCTTGAAGGGCAGCTCACCACGAACGAGAATATGAACCCCTCTCCCGCTTCTGGACTTTTCCGTGTAGGACTGACAATGACCGATAATGTCAGCCGCCAGCGGGTTTAGAAGCCCATCAGTAAAGCCATCGTCAATGTCGATACCTACAACCCCTGTATCGTGAAACACATAGCCAAGACCGTCATAGTAGCCGTGCTGGACATTGTGTTCAGCGTCAATGTAATTCGACCATGTATCAGGATTAGAGGAAGAAGCCGCCTTTCTCACGGTGGCCTGCATGGGAACCTTTGACCCGTCCCACACATTGACCCATGCCTTTTCCCCTCGAAGTTCGGCGGGTATATTCAAATAGCTCATAGGCTTACCTCAGCTTTCATACGGACTCGGTAAAGACCAATCCCATCTATCACCGCCACGGTAGGCGTTGCGGAAGTGGTTTCTCTCGCCATCGCCAGAGAACCACAGGTAATCCGCAGGGAGGACACGACCGACCTCAACCTGACCTTCTCTCTCTGCATACCAGCGGGTCAGTACATCTATACAGAGAGTAATCAAACCATCATCGACCGGGTTTTCCTCGTTGTACCCTACAAATTGTTTGGGTGTAGTCACGACCGTTATAATGTCGCCGTAGCCGTGATCGACACGGTTGAGCGCACACCACACACAAGCAGCTTTCTCAGCGTCAGAGCTGACCCCTCTGGCTTCTCCCCATAGCATTTTCGCCAGTACAATCACTTCCTCGTCTGTCCACGGCTGAGGTGCCACCTCCGGCTCTGGCTCCGGGGTGACTACCTCTACCACCTCGACAACGGGAGAAGGTTTTTCGACCTCAATCGTGGGTAATTTCAGACAAAGGACTGCGACAATGGTGACGAACCACAGGAAGATTGAAAATCTCAGCCCTCGCAAGGGGTCTTAGACTTGCTGGACTTGGGCTTTGTCGAGGTTCCAGCAAAATAGAACTTGCCATCTACGCAGATGGGGAAATCGGGAAAGAGCTTGCTGGTGGTCTGCGTTCCACGGGAACAAATCTGCTCTGCCGCCGCCAGCGACATTTCATCTTTTACGAAGTCCTTTCCAGCAGCCATGATATACGGCACTTTGCCGTCAATGCTTTTCAGTTTCATCGGGTTCTTTCCTTTCTTTGTTCCATGCTTCAACATCAACGCCGATACGCTTCAACATCTCCTTGCAGAGCCATGTGTAATCGTCCGGCATTTGATAATACTGGATAAGGCGGTCATGCTCGGCAGAGAAAGCGTCATAGAACTTCCGCAGGCGCTTCTTGCCGAAACCAAGGTGAACATGGAGGGTGTAAAGCACCATAGCGTCAATGTCATCGGCGTAGCGCCTGTCGGCTTCCACGATCTGACGATTGATTTCCATGTCCATCGCTTTTCTCTCGGCGGCAGTTAAGACCGCACCAAACACCTTGCCGCCAGCTTTCTTAATCCTCATACCTCAATGTCCTCGAAGAAGACGGGATAGGTCTGTTTCAGCAGGGTCAGGAGCATATTGGCAACAACCCGCATATCGGGGTGAGCCGCTACGGGGCAGCGCATACGGCAGAAATGCCGCCATTCTCTGAGATCAGCGGTCATGACCACCTCGGTTTTCAAACTGTTCGGAAGGACAGATCGAGCTTCCTGCGGGGTACAACCCTCGTTCAACAGATCGAAGTAGGCGACCTCAGCGTGTTCACACGACCGCTTCCAGATGTGGTAGGTCGAGTCGGTCTTGGCGAAGGTCGAGGGACGAATGACGGTAATTTCGCCGCCGAAGCCCTCCTTACCGTAGTTGCAGTACCGAGTGGACTCCTGACAGAACGCCGCCAGACGGTGACGGACGATCTCGTGGCTCACGCCCCGGTCGCAGATGAAGCGGACAGTAAGAGAGCCATGCTCAATGACAGCTTCGTGACCTCGCTTGATGATACCCCGGACGAACTTCTCTGCACTTCCGTCCATGATCTTGTCCTCGGACTTGTAACAAGTCCTACCAGCGGCTTCGATGGTGGTCAGAAGGGTCTTATAATCGGGAGCGTTGATAAGCTCCACAGAAGGTTCAATGATTTTCACTTTCAGACTCCCTTTCATACCAAGGTTTGAAGTTGATAATCTGTTCGTGGAGGTGGTTTGCTCTGCCATCGAAACAGATTGTACGGTCATCGACATGAACGATGGAAGGAACTTTTCTTGCTTGAATTTGCACCATCGGGAACCCATAGTGTTTCAGCCATTCAGCAATCGCCGCCTGTCCTTCAAAGGACTCCGCACGAGAAGAACAGATGACCACACATAAACCATCGCTTATGAGTTGTTCAATGACCTCTTTAATCCCTTCTACGGGAGGGTCGGGGATAACAGCGGCACCCTTCCACCCGCTTCGGTAGGAATGAATTACACCATCGAAATCGAAAGAAACCGTTGGAATATACATACTTCACACCCCCGCAACATGGCTTGCCAGCATATCGGCTTGGTGTGTCCACAACACATTCGGATACTGGCGGACGGCTCTGGTGTAATCGTTCCACTCAGATTTGTCGGTGAAAGCGCCCATGTGATAGCGGATACACATGATTTCTTCATCAGTCAGTGTGTAGAACTGAGAGAGAAGCATGACGGACTTATCACCGTGGCCTTTCAGAAGGGTGTCGGGGTTGTACTCCCACTTGGACGGGTCAGGAAGCAACATTCCATTTACGACCAAATCACTTGCCGGGTGGCGGTACTGGTCGATCTTACACAGGTCATGGAACATACCCACGATGAAAGGAGAACGAGCCTTGCGCCAAATCAGGTGATTATCCTGAGTCAGCGTCAGGAGGAACTTCGTGACCATGTAGGAGTGTTCCAGAAGACCACCCTCGTAATTGCCGTGGTACTTGGTGGAAGCAGGGGCGGTAAAGAAGCCGTAGGCCATCAGGTACTCCATCATGTCATCGGAAACAACAGAGGTTCCGTCAGGCAACTTCATGAAGTTCAGAAAATCGGTCACTTCGGACTTGGAGAAGCAGTCAGGCATTTTCGTACTCCTTTCTATGGATACTCTTTTCGCTGTCGAACCCGTCAGGGTAACGAGCCAGCAGCTTATCGACATTGTGCTGTGCCACATATTCGAGGGTCACACCCAAGCCGGTCGCCAACTGTGCGACATACCAGAGAACATCGCCCAGCTCGTCAACCATCTTCATCGGGTCGAAAGCATGACCCTGAAACTCGGTCTTTTTCAGAATGTCGATACACTCTCCGGCTTCGCCGTTCAGACCGTAACAGCCGTTGCGAACTTTATCCCATGAAGTCAGGTCGCCGGAAGTGCGCTCGGCGGCTTTCTGATAATCATTCAGCGTCATCGGCAACCTCCATTTCCACCACCGTCATAATGGCGTAGTTAGCGAGGTCAATCAGGGTGTCACGGATAGACTCGTCATTGACCTTCTGTTCACCGCCACGGGAGAGAGTTTTGAAGCGGCTGAACTTATCACCCAACCGAATACGAGCCATCGCCATTCCTTCTTCAACGAAGGTCTGGTGAAAGCTGTCACCGTAGTCATGGTTCTTACGCTCATAGAGATTGTTGATCTCCTTGCAGATTTCAGCGTGGCGCTGAACCTTGGAGAGCGAACAAATATAGGCTTCTGCCATTGTGGCTTATCCTCACTTTCAACATAGTTTTCAACATACCATTGGCGAGGGAGAGCCTTTCAAATTAGCCCTCCCTCGCACTCGCTATTAGCCAAGGAGAGCTGCCAAATCCATAGGGGTCTTAGGAGCGGCCTGAGAAGCCGCAGGAGCGGTTTTAGCAGCGGGGGTAGTAACCGTATTACCAGCGCCGCCCCAACCCTCAGAGGGGCGCTTATCGGCCAGACGGACGAAGGTAATGCTCTGTCCGGGCTTCTTCTTGTTCTCCTGAACATCATGTTCTACATCGCACTCGATGAAGTGACCAATCAGGTCAGTATGGTCGATCTCGGTCAGGTCGAAATTGCCGAGGGCGGTCTTGGCGAAGTAGCTGAAAGCGTTGTATGCACCCTCGTTGGGAGAGCCATCGGATTTCAGCAGAGAGAATCGCTCGATGTGCTTACTGCCGGTCTGCGTCTGCATATAGATTTCCAGCTTGCCGAAGTCTTCCTTGTACTTCACATCGGTAATCTGAAAGACATGAGTACCTTCGGGAATGAGGGTGAAACCCTCGGTGAGTCCGATTTTAGCCATTGTTTTTGTCCTCCTTCATGGTGTAGAAATTGAGCTGTTCTGTGTACTCGCAGGGGAAGATGATACCAACCAACTGGTCTTCGTCATCGGGGTACTTGGCGTACTGCTTGACCAGCAGGGCTTTCGGTACGCTCTTGTCGCTTTCCAGATCGTAAGCGTACAAGATTTCGCAGAAATCAGACTTCTCGATCAGCGACCAGTCATCATTGGTGATGGGAAGGGTCATGGTGCTATCCTGCGTGGCAAAGATACGAACACAATCCTTGATTGCGCCGTCCGGCTCAGGCATGATTGCCTTGACCAGCGTGGCGTACTCGGTGCAACCGACCTGAGAAATCAGGCGACCAATGCCGTCAGGCATTTTCTCGTTGCTGTACCCGGTCACGCTGCGGATACCATCGGGAATGAGCATAAGTACGGACGGGGAAGCAAGCCAGCGTTCGTCCATGTACTCATAGATAGCGCCGCCATCAGGGGCGAGGGACTTCACGAACTTGGAAAACTTCATAGGTCAATCCTCCTTAATGATTTTCGGGGAAATGCGGTAGCTGTCCTCGGTGGTCGTGTACTTCGCCAGAATACCGTCCGCTTTCATAGCGTCCTTGTCGATCTTCGTGGTAGAAGTGCGGCTGACCTCCCAATTATAGGCAGAACCAGCGATAGACACCTTCTTGTCACCGTCACGAAACTGAGCGATTGCGGCTTTCTTAATCATGTCAGTCACAACCTTGTACCGTTTTTCCATGTCCGGGATACCTTCATGAGCCAAAATCCGTTCCATGGTGTCTTTCAGGTCTTCGGCTTCCTTGACCAGTGCCGCCATATCCGTTTCAGGGGACAGGTTGTTGGTGCGGAGAGCTTTCAGGATTTCAGCGTCCTTGCGCTCGTCAAAGGCGGGAGAAATGCCGCTCTCCACATAGTCTTTCCACCATTTCAGGGCAGGCTTCACATACTTCTTCTCGAAATCAGGATACCGCTCAGATACCTTGAAGGGACGGGTGATGGTATTCTCACCGCTACACACGAACTTCTCAGGGTTATCGTAGTCCTTGGGTTCAAGGAAGGAAGCGACCATGATAACCTCGTCCACGCCGAGAAGGTAAGCGTACAACGCTGCCTGCAAAGCGTAATACTCAGGAATATCGTCTTTCCAGTCCTCTACTCTGCCAGTGGTTTTCATTTCAAGAACAGTAGTAGGCTTGCCGTTTTTGTCGTACAGGAGGAAGTCATACATACCACCCAACACCTTCTGTTCGGGGAAGAAATCGCCATAAGTCTTATGGAAATAATCTTCACCCCAAATCTCAGTCGGTGTAACGAGGTTGGACATCATATAGGTGTCTTTCATGTATGCGGCCTGCTTCGGCTCAATGGCTTTTCCTGCGAGGGTATATTTGGTATCTTCAAAGGGCTTCTCCCATGTTCTTGTGACAGCGCACCAGATTTCAAAGGGCGTTGACCACGGGTTAAGTCCCAACACCGTAGCAAATCGGGTTGCCGTGAGCTTTTTGGGTCGCTTCGGGGGAACAATCTGAATGCGATTTCCGTCAAGCCATTCCATAGTGATAACCTCCATTTTTATCATAGATTCGGACTTTGCCCTTCTTAGAAAGACTTATCCGTTTTCGGGTTTCTTCTGAAACAAAATGCCCCTTTTGAGCATCGGACATTTTCTTGCGAACTTCGGGAGAGCGAATAACACCTAAAGCGTTCTTATTTCCGATATTCACCCGCCTACATTTCTCGCGGGCTTCGGCACTCCATACCTTATTCCGAGAAACCTCCGCTTTTCTGGCTAAAACTTCCGAGGTCTGCAATTGTTTCATGGTTTCTGAGATTTTGTGCTTGGTTTCTTCACTGTGTCCGTCAGAAACATTACCACCGGGTAAAATGTTGTAACCTTTCAATCGGTCAGTAGTATTGAACCTTGCAATATACTCCCGCTCCATTTTCTCAGCGTCAGCTTTTGAGAGATTATTGGAAATGACTACCTTCTCAAAGACGTCCCAGCCATATTTGCAAATTGCTTGGGTCAGGTGCGCATTATGAGCGTATCCTCGTCCACTTTCCCACCGGCGTGATACATCTTGTGAAGTTATACCGATGTATCTCTTTCCTGACGGTGAGGTAAGCATATAAACCGAGTACACAACTAATCCTCCTTTGGCACTTTCATGAAACATATCCAATGAGTCTTACTGGCTTTTCCACTTCGATTCCCAAACAAAGGCGGAACAGGTGCAAGATTCAAAATCTCTTTAACGGGAATATCTGTTTCGTTCCATTTGAAAATCAGCACTCCGTATGGCTCTAATACCCGAAAACACTCTGCAAAACCACGCTGGAGCATATCTCGCCAGTCCGAGTACAACGCCCCGTATTTGATTTGTTGATGCCCTGCCGGTGTTGCTCGTTCATTCAACGACCCGTACATATCGGCCATTTTGCTTTTCCCTGTATTTCTTAACAGGTGTGGTGGGTCAAATACGACCATTTTGAATGTGTTGTCATCAAACGGAATACTTGTGAAATCACATTCAAGATCAGGATTTACTACGAATCTGCGCCCATCACACAATTCTGTATCAACTGTGCGATTATCACAGAAAAGCACCCTCGGATCGGATTTATCGAAATAAAACATTCGACCGCCACATGCAACATCTAACACAGGCTTACTCATGGTTTTTCATCTCGTAGCCAGCCAGCATATTGTTCACGCCCTCGATCAGAGCGTCACACTTGTCGGCTTCGATCTTGGAAAAACCCTCGGTCTTCATGGCGATGGTCTGCACGAACTGTTCCTGCTCTGCGTCAATATCCATGAGCTTTTTCAGCAGGCTTTTCAGCGTACTGACCTGTTCCACGGTAGCCGCACCAGCAGGAGCGCCGGTCAGTTCTTTCTTGATTTCCTGACGCTGTTCAGTGGTCACAGGGGGCTTCTTGGTAACGGCGGGGGCGGGTGCGGGGGTCGTATCAAACTCGCCGCTGTCGATACTGTCATGCTCCACAATGTCCAAAACGAGCTGCCACAGGTAGCGGCGAATGTAGGTGATAGAGCTGCCGGTCGCCTGCATTTCATTTGTGACCTGATTGCCAGCGTTGGACACGATGGGGGCGATGGGGGTGTACGGCGCAACAAAATCAATGAAGTCCTCACGGTCATCGACATTGTAGACACGAGCGGTCGCCTTGTCTCCGTACATGGACGGAACCATCATCAGACCGATTTCAAGGAAAATCTGCTCGGCCTTGGGAACAATGTCCGCCAGCTCGAAATACTTATATTCGAGCTTCATGTGCTT